TAGTTGTGCCGTCAAGTACATATTGCGTGTTGTCAAGTACGCCTGCAACTGGGTCGTCAAGAATAAATGCGTCTTGTATAAACCCTGTGTCAATCTCGAGCGTGTAGTTGCCTGCACCGACAACGGCTGTGCCTGCCATTACGCGACCTGTATCTGTGCTGGCCCTGCCGACCTGTTATAGGCACGAATAGCGTTTACGACCGCCTGCCCGATCTCGGCGCTGGTAGCCAAACCACCCGTTACGTTTACCGTAACGCCGCCAACACCACCGCCACGATTTAAAGGCACGATTGCTTCAGGGCCTTTTTCGCCAACCATTGCCAACGTAGGTCGAGTGACAATGCCACCGTCAGCAAAACCCGGCACTTGGATACCGCCTAAAAAACCACCTATTGCACCAACACCCGGTATGCGCTTAAACGCGCCAATCAAATCAGAAATAAAACCAATTGCTTGTTTGATTGGGTTAATAATAAACCTGTAAAACCCTTCGCTAAATAATTCAAAACCTTTACTAATAATGCCAAACCGTTTTTCTAGCACGATCAGCGCTGCGACAAACGCTGCAACTGCGATAATTACCAACGCAATCGGGTTTGCCGACATAATAAAATTAAATAATGCTTGTGCGGCGGCGGCCGCTTTAGTTGTTGCTGTATAAATTTTCATTTCAACGTTGGCTGCAATGATTGCTGTCGCTAACGCTGCAACTACACCGATGACGACGACCATGACTGTTTGATTGCCTGCCAGCACGCCTGTAAAATCACTAAAAAATGACACGGCTGCTTCGACTACTGGCAACAAAATTTGACCCATGTTCGTTTGTAGGTCTTTCATTTGTGCAGTCAAAACACGCTGGCTGTTCGCTAGCCCGTCGCTAGTTCTAGCAAAGTCGCCTTGCGCGTCTTTTGTTGCGTTCATAATTAACGATTGAGTTGCAAGCGTTTTTTGTTGTGCGGTCAGTTTGTCGTTAGTGCCTTCGACCTCTGCGTTGAGTCGAGATTCTGCCTGCGATAACGCCAACGCGGATTGCTGAGCCTCGAGCGAGCCTTCGCCATATTTGTCTAATGTTTGGTTGTGTTTTTCAAACGCGATATTTACTTTGGCTGTTGCAACTGCTAAATCTTCCGAGTTGACGGTTGTGGTAACTAAACCCATTCGTAGCGCTTCGGCTGCAATCGCGTCAGCCGACAACAAAACACCGAAACGTCGCAACGGCTCAGACTCGCCACGCAACGCCGCACCAAGCGCGTCAATGGCTTCTTGTGGCGTGCTGTTATTAAACGACGATAGGTCTGACGCAAGTTTTGTAAAATCGGTGCTGAACCCTGCCAACTCTTGACCGCTTAACCCGGCTGCTTTACCAAACGTGCCAAACGTGGCGGCTGCGTCTAACGCCTGTTGTTTAGTTTGACCTAACGACGTTGCGGCCGTTTCAGCAAACGAAAATAGCGCTTCGTCTGCGTCGCCAAAAATGACGCTGGTTTTGCTCATTGTTTCGTTTAGATCGCTTGCCGCGCTGACGGCTGGGCCTGCCGCCGCTGCTAAACCACCTAACACCGCTACGGCTGGCACAAACGCTTTCTTTAACGCAAACGCTGTTTTGGCTGACGCGCCCTCTAACGATTTAAATTCTGCAATGGCTTTATCAAACCCTTTAGAGTCGAGCGACGAAATGATTGGGATATTAATTGCCATGTTTTACCTGCATGTTTTTGTTTAACTTTGTCATTACTTTTTCGACAATCAATAAAACTTCGTGTTCTACTTCGGCCCGGTTGCGTTCTACCGCTATGTCGAGTGCGCGTGGCGCTCTGCCTTCCTCAACGTTTAAATTTGCAACAAATGTTGTGTCGCTTGAGCGAATACCTGCATGGTCGTAGATAGCGCCTGCCGCATCTTTTTGTTGAATAACCATTAATTGGTAAGGCGTGCCTTTAAAAAATACTTTGTCTTTGCCAGCAAATTGCACAACTCGATCTTTGCGTGCTGATTGCCCGACTTTAATTTTAAAACCGCCACGCACTCGTTCGTTTGACCAGCGCACGTCACGACCCTTAATCATTGAGCCGCGTACCATGCCCGATAGTGGCGCACCGTTGCCTTTGCTGTTAGGAAATGACGGGATTAGTTCGCGTGCCGCCGAGATGATTTTTACGCCTGCGCGTTGAATGTCTTTGGTTATTTGTTTGCGGTAAACCTTGTCAAACGAGTTAAGTTCGGCTAGCGCTTCTTTGATGCCGTGTATTTCAGGTATGACGTATTCTGTGACCATTAGCGTGCCTTGCGTTCTTTATTGATTAGGTCAATAACCGTGTTCATGTCGTCTAACTCGAATGTTATTTCTGACGGCCAAAACCCGGTTGCCACAAGTATCTGCGCTAGTCCGTAGCGGTATGAACCGCGTCTACTTTTGGGTCGTTTGAATCCACCACTTCTAAGTTTTTGATTTGTCTGATGTAATCATCAAGTAATGCCGGTACGACAATGCCTTGTGTTCGTGATGCTTCGTACGCCAAGTACGACAAGTCCTCGACACCGATGCCGTCAGCGATTTGTGATGCTTTGCGTTTGTATTTTCTTTCCCACATAACGATGGTCATCATGTTGGTTGTGACTGTTTCTACGCGGTCATCAAATGTGACTTTGAGTGTTAATTGCATGCGTGTGCCTTCCCGGTTGGTCTTGTTTTGTTAGTTCTCAGCGGCCAATGCCGCGCGATCATGAGACCGCTTTAGTAAGTACGCCGCCTGTAAACGTCAACGTAATTGTTGATAGTTCGCCAAGTGATGCGTTAATTGGTGTGTGCGACTCAAGATAGCAACCCGTCAAGGTGTAAATCGGATTTGTTGCTGATGCGACACCCGATGCCGGTGCAACCACAACGTTTGTTGTAATGCCAACTAAACCGTAAATCGTTGCCTCTGTTTCTGCGGCTGCATACGATTGGTACAACTCAATTTCAATGCTGTTGTTTTGCAATGATGTGATTGCTGCACCACCATATTTGCGTGCGGTGTCACCAAACGCTGTTGTTTCTAATTGCTCAAGTACGTAGTTGACGGTTGCGCTTGTGCATTGGTCGCGCAAATCAACGCTGTTCACGGTCACACTCGGATTGCTGAGATAAACACTCGTCGCCATAATTTATTCCTTTTCGTCTGTGTCTTTAGTTTTAGCAGATTTTTTGACGGTCTGCGTGGATATATGACCGCTCTCAATTAAAGCCTCAATGCTTGAGCCTTCTAGATCGCTGTCTGTCACAATGTCGCCCGGCTTAAAACCTGCCAGTCTTGCTGATGTAACTATGTAGTTTGCCATGTTAATTTCCTATGCTGTTTGCGCTTGAACGTTTGCGGTTACTTCGTAACTTGGATATTCGACGCCACCAATGATTGTAGTGATGGGTCTGCCGTCTGTTACGGCAATGTTGGCGGCAAGCACTTTTGACATGATGTTTAATAGTGACCGTTGCGCGTCTAGGTTGGCTGGCCCAAGCGTGATGATTTTGACTGGAAACATTAGTTTGACGATGTTGTAGTTAAACGCGTCAAATGAAGGTGCGTCAATGAACACGCATGGGGGCACAAGGTTTCTTGGGTCGTTCACTACCTGTAGGCCGCTAACGGCTGTCAGCGTGGCTGTGAGATCGTCTAGCGCCTCGTTAAACAGATCGGTAAATGCGACCGGCATTAAGCGACCTGTGGTCTATCAACGCCTAACAACTGTTTAACCAATGGCGACAAACCGCTAGTCGAGCCAGTTGACATGCCGTCAAACGACGCAAAATCGGTTATTGAACCGCGCTGACGGTACAACGAGCCACCGTACATGACGGTTGCCAGTTTTACGTCTTGGCTAGGCACAACCGTTAGCGAGTCCGAGTAGCCAACCTCTTGCCTTCGACGATGACAAAAAGAATTCGAAGCGGCTGCACAAATTGTTAAAAATGTTGTGTCGGCCGCTGTCGCTGTGCCAATGCCTATCCAATCCTCAATGTCTGTTGCTGTAATCCATGTGCAGACTTCGGTGAACGTAACCGTGCCGGTGTAGATCGCAACAAACTCAACGTCTGTGCCGGTGCAAGCAAACAAAATTTGGTTTGGTATCGCAACGTTTATGTTGTAATTAAATTCGCCTGTTTCGCCGTCAACGCCTACGTACTGGTATTGGGGGCATGCAAGCACGGTGTACGTGCCGTTAAACGGTGCGCCTAACGCGCCTACAACT